AGTTCTGGCCCATTGCCACATACGGACTTTGAATCGCATTACCCGTTGTGGGATGTTTGGCCAGAAAGCCATATTCGGTAACCGCTTCTTCACATTGAATCCATCGGGCTACGCTCATGGCGTACCGCTCCAGAAGCTGCGGAGAAATGAGCATCGCACAGCCACGCTCATTCAACCATTGCCAGGTGTTTTTATATATCTCACCTGCAACAAGTGTCTTGCCATCCTTTTGGACAGCTTCGAGCATTTTATTGGGCTCTGGCATTGCCTGACCATGCAGATCGGCAGTGTTTGAAAACTCCATGACCGTCAGTGTTCTACCTCCGGGATTGCCCTCGGCGATTTTGTCGGCTAATGGTTTCTTTTTTGCGCCCGCGCCGATACGAGCGCCTCCACGGTTGGTACCGTCTTTTGCCAAAGTTATCACCTCACTTTGCTGGCTGGGGCTATTCCCTTGTTTGAAAGCGCGTTTTTCAACACGAAGCCCCACGCCGCTGTCCGCTTGAAAAGAATGTAGAGATTCTGATACACCCACCGGGTCATCTGTCATGCCAGCGATCGCCCATTTTCACGGTGATTCGGGCATGGCAGCTATGACACAGCGCCATGAGATTGTCCTCGACGTTGGTGCCACCACGAGAAAGCGGGAGGATGTGGTGGACCTCCTCTGCAGGCGTCAGTTTTCCTTGCTTCTGACACTCTTCGCAGAGTGGATGTGCTTTGATGTAGCGATCACGGATTCGTTTCCAGCTACGACCGTAGCGTTTGTTGGAAGCGGGGTCACGCTCATACTGGTTGTACTGTTTGTCCATGACCTTCTGATGTTCGGCACAGTATTGCTCACGCACAGCGAGCCGACCGCAGCCTGGATAGGCACAGGGACGCTTGGGTTTATACGGCATCGGTTCACCTCCTTGTGGGTAAAAAGAAAGCCCTCACGGAATTGCTCCCGCGAAGGCCTGTCTTTATTCTTTTGCCATTATAATACTATCATGAGAGGCTACTCTCATTCGCTCTCATTTACTCTCATGGACAGGATTGTGTCCACTACATTCAAAGCCTCGTCGTGCATTCGGTAGATGTGCTGGATACTATAATGCATTTCGACCGCGATCTTTTCCCATGAAAGAAAGCAAAGGTATCGCTTTTCCAAGAGCGTCTGCTGCTCGGCATCAGTTACCAGTCGGATCGTGTTCATGATTTCCTTTTTCAAATCTACCAACGCTTCAATGTCGCGCTTTAGTTCATTCTGTAAATCAATCATCTTGTACACAGCATCCGCCATTTTGGAGCCACCGTTATTAGGATTGCGAGGCATGCCTGTTAGGACAGAGGAGCAGCTTGTCGCCAGTTCGTTCAAGGACTCTATCTGCTGGAGCTTTGACTTGATACGCATGTCCAGATAACGCGCTTGAGAAAGGTATGTCTTAGTATTCATAGCAAGCTTTCTCCTTTCTCAGCTTGGAAATCAGCATTTCTGGGTTGATGCTTGTCAATGTGCTAAACCAGGCAGAACGGAAGAAGCGCTCGATACTGGCAAGCTCCCGCTTATCCTCATAAAGCCGGTAATCCTTGACTGCTTGCAGTACGATGGCGTTTGCCAGTTCTTCGTATGGATTCATAATCTGTACCTCCGATATTTTGTATTTCTCTCGGATTGGCACGGATTGTCGTAGATTGTCTCAGATGTGCAGATCGGCTTTCACCGCATCGATCAGCGCCGCCTGAGTGCTGTCCTTCTTGGACAATACCTTCAGAATCCGCTCGTCGATCGTGCCTTTGGTAACGATGTGCTGCACCACAACAGTTTCGGCACTTTGTCCTTGCCGCCAGAGTCGGGCGTTGGTCTGCTGATAAAGCTCCAGTGACCATGTCAGCCCGAACCAGACAATGCAGGAGCCGCCGTTTTGAAGATTTAACCCGTGACCGGCAGAAGCGGGATGGATAAGCGCTACAGGAAGCTCACCGTCGTTCCAGCGCTTGATGCTCTCGGAACTGTCCAACTTGGAGAACGGAACATGTAGCTTATTCAGCCGCTCTGTTATTCGGACAAGGTCATGTTTGAACCAGTAAGCTACCAGAAGTGGCTTTCCGCCAGCGGCTTCAATAATGTCCTCCAGTGCGTCCAGTTTCCGGTCGTGAAGATTCACGGTACCGCCATCGTCGGTGTAGATTGCGCCGTTTGCCATTTGACAGAGCTTGCCAGTGAGAGCAGCTGCATTCGCAGCGGTGATCTCGCTGTCCTGAAGCTGCAGGACTAGGTCTTGCTTCAGGCCGTCATATCGTTTACGTTCCTCGTCGGATAGCCTGACGGTATATTCGCTGCTGACTAACTCTGGCATTTTCAAAAGGTCGGTGGAGCGCATGGAAATGGTGATGTCAGCTATCTTGTTATAGATGCGTTGTTCCGCTCCGGGCAGAGGTTTGTAGGTAAAGATGACCTGCCCATTGCGCTTGTCTGGCTGAAAGTATTCAAGCCGATAGTGGCTGATAAACCTTCCGAGCCGAGCGCCCATGTCCAACAGCCGAAATTCTGCCCATAAATCCATGAGACCGTTGCTGCTGGGAGTGCCGGTTAGCCCAATGATGCGCTTGACCTTTGGCCGCACCTTCATCAATGCCCGGAAGCGTTTTGCCTGATAGTTTTTGAAGGAGGACAGTTCATCGACCACCACGGTATCATAGTTAAAAGGCAGTTTGCTGTCCTCAATCAGCCACTGGATATTTTCTCGGTTGATGATATAGATGTCAGCAGGCTTCATGAGCGCCGCACGACGTTCCGCTTCGGTGCCGACAGCCACGGAGCAGATGAGGTTTTGTAGGTGATCCCACTTATCCGCTTCAGAAAGCCATGTGTCCCGTGCTACTCGCAATGGGGCGATGACCAGAATGCGATGCGCTTCGAAGCTGTCAAACAGCAGGTTGTTCAGCGCCGTCAGCGTGATGCTCGTCTTGCCAAGGCCCATATCCAAGAGAACGGCGGAGATCGGATGCTCCTCGATGTAACGGGTTGCGTAGGTCTGGTAGTTATGAGGTTCGTATTTCATCGAGAATCCCTCCAATCTGCTGTTCATCATCAAGGATATACACCTTGAAGCCGAGCCGCCGAAGCAGTCCGTGTCTCGCTATCTGTAATGGACGCGGCTTCTCTCCTGGGGCCTTTACTTCCACAAAGCCAATATGACCATCCGGTATAAGCACAATACGGTCAGGCATTCCATCGAAACCGGGAGAAGCAAACTTCAGGGCGATACCACCAGCGGATTTGACTGATTGAACCAGTTTTTTCTCTATTGCTTTTTCTCTCATATTCGTTCACTCCATAAGAGATTTTTAAGGCGGGGTAACCTCGACGCACGTCATATCTAAAACTTTTCTTAGAGCAATTTTTTTGTCCCTAAGAGACTTTTTGTAAATGACCTTTATCGAGGTTACCCCATAGCCCTCTTAGGTCAGAAACTCCTCGAAATCTCCGTCGTCTGTTTTTATTCTCAGTCCAGCGAAGAAACGCTTGTTTTTCACCTTAATACGGCTATATCCGGCAGACTCCAGAGCGGAATAGAAGTCTGTAGTACTACGGATATATTCGTTGGTATCAATGCAATAATTCCGATATGCCTGATACAGCACACTGGAGCTCTCGCGGAAGCTGGCATCAAGCTCACATTTATCCTCAAGGAAATGGGCAAACCAGTCGTTTTGCGCCCGGTACTCCGCGATAGCTTTCTGCACGCATTCTGGCACAGGAATTTTGTAGTCCAGCGCAATGACCTTCTTGGCACCTTCGATAACCCAAGCCAATATGCTTTCACCGGCGTTCTGATAAAGATACTCACTATAGTTCTTGATGTCGCTGGTGCCATCAATCTTAGCGTCGAACGGGATCACGATTAGCCTGCGCCAGATACCATCGTCCGAAGCACTGACCTTAGGCAGGTGATTTGTATAAAGCACCAGTGTGTGACAAGGCGTGAAGCTAAACGGGTCCTTATACTTTTTCTCGGCGAACACATCATCAGTAGAGCAGAGTTGTTTCACGATGGAGTCGTTGAGCCGAGCACCTTCCTGTAGTTCTGCAGCGATGAGCAGGCGCTTTCCCTTAACCTCCGCCATCTCCGGTTTGATGTTGCGACGGCAACCTACCGTTAAGGTATCAGCAGAGATGTTGCCGCTGTAGAGACCCAGCACACGAGAGATGGCGTTCCAGAAGGTAGATTTACCATTGCGTCCGCCGCCGTAGGCAATGATCAGAGCTTCTACATATACCTTGCCGATGGCAGCCAGCCCGCAGATCATCTGCACATAGTCTATAAGCTCCTGATTTCCACAGAAGATGAGGTTTAGGCTATCTTGCCAAAGTTGTGCGCCCTTATTGCCGGGCGATACTGAGGTCATTTTTGTGATAAAGTCGTCCGGCGAATGTTCCCGCGCTCCATCCATACCTTTTCGCAAATCATAAGTAGCGGCAGGTGTGCAGAGAAGGAAACAGTCTGCGTCAAGGTCGCGAGGCGAGATTTCCAGCATGGGCCGCGACTCCTTCAGCGTTGCAGTGATGTTCTTGGAGTCTCGGCGTCGAATAACGAATGACTGATATGCCTTCGCTGCAAGGAAAGCCTTATAAGCCTCAAGCTGAGCATTGTTCATCAAGCTTTCAGCTTTGCTTTTGGATGCGCCTTCGAGAATTGTCTGACCACCGTTTTCCGTCAGCAGCTTCATCGCTGCCAGCAGATCTTTGGTGGCTTCCTCCAATTGTCGACGGGTCAGTTCGTGTGCGACTGCCTGTGCGCCAGGCTCACTTTCCTGCCAGTAGTGTTCGTTGTAACGGATAAAATGTGTTGCAGGTGAATATCGTAATTCGCCGGAGAAGTGCTTTGCTAGCACTTCAGCTTGGCCCACATCTGAGAAGTCACCGGGCTTATATGAAACGGGATCGTTATATGTCTCTGGCGGAATATATCCGTCTTGCTGCTGCACCTTTGCAAAGAAACGCTGTGCGCTGTGCCAGATAGTCGAAAGCTCGAAGTCCGGGAGAGGGGGATCGCATTTAGCAGCCTCCTCCATAAATGCCTGATACGCATCTTCACTGTCACCGTATTTCTTGATGACCCGACCAGCAAAGCGGGAGAGTGTAGCGTTGCGGCTGCCCTCCGGAATAAC